TCTACAATGGTCAAAAGAAAGTGAACAACTGCCAGAGATTGTTGAATATATAAAAAAGAATATACAACCATGGGCACCTGATCTAGGTCGTATTGTTGTTATCTCAACATTACCTGGTGAAAAGAATCCTACACATATAGATTGTAGTCGTAAAAACTTTGCGAACAATACACTTGAACATAAATTTAGAGTAGTATTAAGAGGTCAAACAAACAATCTATATTTTAATGGGCAAGACGAAACATATCATATAAATGAAAATCTATTGCAACAACCCTTTATCATGTCTGGTGCATGGCCTCACACAATGGTCAACCTAGACAAGACTATAAAATTTACACTTGCAATGGGTTCGCCTTGGGATGTAGATAAAGACAATCTACAATATGATAAATTATTATTAAGATCATTAGCAAACTATAAATCATCATATATAGGTAAGTCTATGATGAAAATGCCTAATGATATAGATAATTATTTCTCAAAATAGATAGATAAAAGGGTTATAAATAGTAATATGGCAGCTAGAGCAAACTACATAATTGATCAAGGAACAAATTTCAGTTCAACCGTAACCGTCAAGGATAGTCAGGGAACACCCTTAAATCTAACAGACTATACGGCTTCTGCAAATATGGCACTAGGTCATGCGTCAACACGAACAAGAACAGCGTTGACTATTGAGTTTGCCTCAGATAGAACAACAGGCAATGTAAGTATGTCTTTAACAGCTGCACAGACAGCATTGCTTGAGGCACCTGCAAGATATGTCTATGATTTAGATATAACTGACAGCAACGGAACGGTAACAAGAATAATTGAAGGTCTAATGACGATTAGACCTAATGTATAATAAGGAGAAATAGTATATGAGTAGTGAAGCAATCAACTCAACAACACCAACAAAACCTGCTACTGAAGAGCAAGTATTTACAATCGAAGGTAAAGAATACAAAAGAAGTGAATTAAATCCTAAAACATTTAATTCTATTGTAATCAGACAAGATTTACAAGCAACTAAAATCAAACTAACTTTAGAGTTAGAAAAGGTTGCTGTTCTTCAAGCACACTATGATGGTATTATTGCTAAAGAGTTAGGGCTTGATCTTAAAAAAGACGCACCTAAAGCTGACGCAAACGCAAGTAAATAACGGTTTGATTTAACTCCTTGTTATTATAAATATTGTGATATAACGATATTAGGGTAGCAATGGCAGTCAATGATGTAGAAGCAACATATACAACAGGCACAAATACTACGGCCGTTGTAGATAATAACACGAATAATCAAACGGGACCACAAAATGTCTCCGTGACTACACCATCTATTACCCAAATACAAAGTAATGTTAATAAACTAACACAATTAAGCGATGTAAATGCAAGCACATTGCTTGATGGTGCTATTATTCAATATGATGATACAACAAAAAAATTCGTAACCAGAAACGATATTATAACTGAAAGTGGTAACTTAATACTAAACGGCGGCACATTTTAATAGGGAGAGAAAATGGCAACAATAATAAAGATTAAAAGAACCACAGGCGCAACGGCACCTTCGGGTCTTAACCAAGGGGAACTTGCATATGTATATGACACAGGATCCTCTTCTACTGGTGCTGGTGGATCAGGATTACGATTATATATAGGTGATCCAACATCAACATCTAATTCAGCAATACAAATTGGTGGTCAATATTTTACACAATTAATAGATCACGCACATGGCACACTAACAGCTTCATCTGCAATAATTGTAGATAGTAATAAAGCAATAGATGAATTATTAATAGGTAATAATTCAACTAACGGTGGCGCAATCAAATTTAACGAAGGCACGAACAACGGCTCAAATTTCATAGCACTAAAAGCTCCCAATAGTGTAGGAACTTCAGTCACATTTACTTTACCATCAAGTGATGGTTCAGATGGTCATGTCTTGGTAACAGATGGTTCTGGTAATCTGTCTTTCTCAGCACCTGCTTCAAGTTCATTTACATTAGCAGCTGACTCGGGATCAAACGATACATTTAACACAGGCGAAACACTAACAATCGCAGGTGATACAGGAATTACAACAACCGTATCTAACAATCAGATTTCAATTGATTTAGATGATACCTCTGTGACGGCAGGGTCATATGGTTCTGCAACTGCAATACCAACATTTACCGTTGACGCTCAAGGTCGTTTAACGGCTGCAGGTACAGCTTCAATAACAACTACTTTAGATATTGCTGCTGACTCAGGATCAGACGATGGTGTTGTATTAGGAACAGATACACTTACATTTACTGGTGGTACTGGAATAGATACTTCGGTATCAGGCGATACGGTTACATTTGCTATTGATTCTTCAGTAGTCACTTTAACTGGTTCACAGACTTTAACAAATAAAACATTAACAACACCTACACTTACAACACCTAGAATTGCTGACGAAGGTTCAATCAATGACGCAAACGGCAATGAATATATCAAGTTTCAACAAACTGCTAGTGCTGTAAATAGTTTAGAGGTTACAAACTCTGCTACGGGCAATGGTGCGAAGTTATCTACACAAGGTGACGACACAAACATTGATTTAATTTTAGATCCTAAAGGTTCAGGCGTTGTAGATGTTAATTCAAGTAGAATAACAAACTTAACAGATCCAACACAAGACCAAGACGCAGCTACTAAATCATATGTAGATAATGTAGTCAATGGTTTAGATGTAAAAGAATCTGTTAAAGTAGCAACAACTGCTAATCTTGCTTCAACATATAATAATGGTGCAGGCACATTAACTGCAAGTTCAAATGGTGCATTATCAATTGATGGCGTAACCGTTTCAACAAATGATAGAGTATTAGTTAAAAATCAAACAGATACAAAACAAAATGGTATCTATGTGGTTACTGCAACTGGTGATGGTTCAAACCCATTTGTATTAACTAGATCAGGTGACGCTGACGCAGCTTCTGAAATAACAGGCGGAACATTTACTTTCGTTGAACAAGGAACTGCAAATAGTGAGAATGGTTTTGTATTTACACACGATGGCACACCAACACTAGGAACAACTGCAATTACGGTTACACAATTCTCTGGTGCTGGTCAGATAACTGCTGGTGACGCTTTAACTAAATCAGGTAATCAATTAGATGTTGCTGTAGATGATTCAACTATTGAGGTATCTTCAGACGCCTTACAGATTAAGACAACTTATCCTGGTCAAGCGTCAATCACTACATTAGGAACAATTACAACTGGTGTATGGAATGGTACTGCAATTGCAGCTACTTCAGGAGGCACAGGATTAACAAGTTATTCAACAGGTGATATAATTCGTGCAAGTGGGGCTAATACTTTGGCTGCATTATCACTTGGTGCAAATGGCAAAATTTTACAATCAGACGGTAGTAATGTTACCTACGGCGATATAGACGGCGGAACTTACTAATCGTTATATAGAGAGATAATATGGCGACGGTAATTAAGATTAAAACAGGAACAGCTACACCTACAACTAGCGATATTACAGATAGAGAAGTCGCAATTGATAAAACGGCACAAAAGTTTTATATCAATGATGGCGGCACTATTAAAGAGATCGCAGGTGCAGCTGCTCAAGGTAATGCATTTGCTAACATCGCTGTATCAGGACAAGATACGGTAGAGGCAGATACAACAACTGATACACTTACTATCGTAGGCACAGGATTAAACTCAATTTCAACAGACGCTTCAAACGATTCTATAACAATTGGCACATCTCGTGGTATTAATTTTACTAAAAGAGATGGGACTGCAACATTTATAGATCCAAGTTCAAATGCGTCAACACTAGGAACAACTATTAATACTTTATTTGTTCCTTTTACATTAAGGGATGGGACAGATAAAGAAACCCTATTATTACAATAATGGCAGATAAAATACCACTAAAGGGAATATTTAATGGATCAGGTGATCCAACAGGTCTTGCAGAATTTACAACTTCAGATACAATAGGATTTGCTGATGGTGGAACAGGTCTTTCTGCATTAGGGACTGCTGGTCAGGTTATTAAAGTCAACTCTGGCGCAAGTGCTTTAGAGTTTGGTAATGTTGCTGATGTAATTAACCTTGATGGTGCAAACGATTTAACTTCGGTTACATTAGAATTAACAGATATATTTTTAGTTTCAGATAACGGAACTGAAGGTAAGGCAACTTTAGGACAATTAAATACTTTACTTGCAGGTTCTACAATTGCTCTTACAAACAAGACAATAGATTTAGCAAACAATACGGTTACAGGTTCTTTATCAGAATTTAATACTGCTTTACAAGGTGATAGTTTCGTTTCTTTAACAGGAACAGAAACACTTACAAACAAGACACTTACAAGTCCTACGATTGCTACACCTGCTATTACAGGTGATTCTACAACAACTGGTAATATTATATTTGAAGGTGCAACTGCTGACGATTTTGAAACAACACTTACGGTTACAGATCCTACAGCAGATAGAACGATTACTTTACCTAACGCAACTGATACCCTAGTCGGTAAAGCAACAACTGATACACTTACAAATAAAACGGTCAACTTATCTAATAACACATTATCAGGAACAACTGCTCAATTTAATACTGCATTATCAGATGATGATTTTGCAACATTAACAAATAGTGTTACCCTAACAAATAAAACACTAACAACTCCTGTAATAGAAGAAATAGACTCAAGTAATGATATTACTTTAGACGCTGCTGGTAAAATTGTATTAGACGCTGACTCAGGTTC